TAGCTTCCTGCGCCCATTCTGTAATACAATTCCATGTCTGTCCTATACGTGTATTCCCTGAATCTATCACCATCGTTATATAGGGTGGTTACATTCGCTTGCGATAACCCATCACTAAAGATTGCAAAGTTATCCAAATTTCCCCTAAATGCTTCGTTCTTAGAATAACTATTTCCTATGTAACAATCTTGTCCAGATAAGGGCACAAGGCTTCCGACTGGGGTTGCCGTTTCATCAAAACCATTCGATGGGGCTCCATTAATATATAGTATCGGATTATTCGAAGTTGCACCACCATCATACATAAGAACTATGTGGTACCACCTGTTGAGTTCAAACGTCTCCTTGGAAGTCCAAACCCCATCTGTTGTAGACCAGTCCGACTCGAATCTAAGTTTGTTTTCGAACAAAGATAGTTGCAAGTCTCTATATGAGAAGGAAAGAATTCTTTGATAGTCGTATGAGACAGTATCTGTTGCTCTTTTAAACCAGAAAGCGCAAGCCATTGTTCTATTGGAACTTCCTTGGCCAACAATACCGTTCCACAGAGTATCCGTGCCTATCTCGATAAAACTAGTGTTACTTGAAAAATTAACACTTTGATCCAAGTCTGTGTTTACTAATTCACCATCCCTTGGGAGGTAACCATAAACCCGTTGTTTTCCACTTCTGATTCCATAGTTATAGTTTAAAGATGAGGTAACCCAACTATATTGGTAATCACTTTGCGGAATTGGACTCTGAAAAAAGGCGTTGTTATGGTCCTCATTAAAAACAGGAGATAATAATTGAGAAGTACTGGTTGGTTTTCTGCTGACATTTCTTGGTATTTTATGAAACGAGGGAACAGTGACATACTCTGTCGAGGTGACAGAGCCCACTCCCGAATCGCTTCCGAATTTACCACTATGTCTTTGTAGGTGTGTTCTTAAGCCTGATCTGTTGCCATGTATATCTATAGCCCTAATCGTACCAGACTCACCTGAACCAGAACCTCTAACTGTCAGGTTTCTATATGGCAGTGCATTGTGAACAGAATATTCGTGAGAGTATGCGTCTAAATATCCCTTACTTTGTACTTCAATACCACCCGGTGCTGAAAAGCGAGATGTTATAATTGTTCTGTTTTTAGATTCGCCAAGAAGAGAGTCATTGATTGAATGCAAGTTTCTTGATGCGACAGAGTCGTTAATACCACCAGCAAATGAAATAGTTCCAGAGAAGGAGCTTGTACAATTTAGATAAGCAAAGTGGTCGGCACCAATAGTAATCGCAGAACTAGTAACGAAACCGGCAGTTATTCCGTGTGTTGTTTCCCCATTGTAAGCAGCGGTATTTGTTGATGTTTTTAACGAAAACAGTGCCATCGGTTTTGCATTTATAACTCCGCTCACTGGTGTTAATAAAATGCCCGACCCTCCTTCCTGATATTTGTCTTTAACGGTTAATGTGTTAGCCCCAAATGTGGCAGCATGGTCTGTGATCGTAAATCCAGTATGCATACTGCCTGTTATCGTGCTATCATCAAAGGTCCACCAAGAAGTCAAATCACCAGTTGGAAGATAAGTTCCAGCGGAGGCGCCTGTTAAATTAAACTTTGTACCACAATTGTATAATTGTATTATCTGAACGGCAGTCAATGGAGTTTTCCAATACGATATTTCATCATATTTTCCTTGAAAAGGAAAGTAGTGACTATCTGCTTGATGTCCGTTGCTCATTACAAATACCGCCCCAGAAATTACATGTGCGGTTCCGCCACCGGGACTCTCGGAATTTACTGATTGAGACACCCCATTGACATAAAATGCTGTTTGGCCTCTTGTAGTGTAGTCTGCGCCACATATACATGCAAGGTGTATCCAGCTTCCGCTATAAGCGGTCTGAAAATCATTTATCTGAATTGTTGAATTAGAAGATCCACCACCACCAGTAACCCCATACCTTGTAAGAGATAAGTGGCCATTTGTATCAATTTTTATTTCTGCTGATCTTTGACCGCCTTTAGAAGCTGCCGTATAAAACAGATTTTTGATATGACCAGTCGAAGCGGTGGACACGTTTATCCATGATGAGAAAGTAAAAGCTGCCGAACCACTGGCTCCGACAAATGTGCTACTGCTAAGGGCTACGTTCTGACCGTTAATTGAATGACAGGTAAAGCCTTGACTATAATTATCGACCGCGTTTACTATTGAATAAGTTGAAGTTATAGCAGGAACAGCAGTCAAAAGTCTATTTAATTCATTCCAGTATTCAACCGAGCTTCCTGTTGGTTTTGCAACAGTGTCAAAATCGCCTGAATATGCTGCTGAGCCTGATACCCCTATTGAGATACCCACATCTTCAATCAAGATACCATGGTTTTTACCCGCTTGCTCAAGCCAAGTATTAATCAGGGAGTACTCATTCGATCCGGATGTACCATAAGCGGTGAACTCTGCGCTAGCTGTGGCTCCCGTGACTGCCGGGATGTCTGGTTGTCTATTGTTCGAGTGTTTACCAAAAACATTACCATTGGCTGTTGCTGCATACGCCACAAGGGTCAACGGGTGAGTCGTCGTCGGCAACGATGCTGTTATAGAAGTGGGTAAGTAATTTGACTGTACCGGGTTTTTCCTAAAATAAAGATTATTTTCCTGTTTCCCGACAGCAGAAACTAACTCATAATTTTGGTAAAAGTTTCCGTGGCTGATGCTCCCTGTCGTGGTTTTTATGTTTTCGATATTAACAGGTCGCTTGGCTCTTTCGCCACGGTAAAAAGTTGCTCCTTTTCTTGCCGGGTCGGGATAAGGGCCGCCATAATCGAAACCTGTGAATCCAAAGGCTCCATCATACTTAGTGAATCCACCCTCGTCTCTTTCTCCGAACAATAGACGCCATGCCTCTGGTCTGGTGTACTGATTGTGGATATTATTAGGGGGAGCACCGCCTGAATCGTCATCATTCAGGGTGTTATCGTATCTATTAACCTCAATGTGTCTAGATTGGTGACCGCCAACCCAAGTATTTGTAAAAGGGCCCTGCAATGGGATTTCGTTTGTAAAATCAGTAGTGTCAGAGTGGAGATTAGTTATCCTGACATCATGATATTCATCCAAAACCCAAGCCCCATAACCACTATGTACCGATTGGGAAACAATCGTCAATGGCAACTTCGAAACATCAGTTCTGTAATTGTAAGTTTCATTAGCGTTTGTGGGAGTTGGTGTAGATCCGCCACCAGCGTATTTACCTATGAACGCATCAACATTTAAATTTTCTTTAATGTTTGGCCTGCGTATATCGTCACATCTTCGCTTTGTTATAACACCAGAGCCAGTGCCACCGCCAACTAAAACGACATTTTTTGGTATGCCAATATTTGTTTTATCACCATGGCGACTTACTGCATTGTGGATAAAGTCTCTGTCTTTGTTCTCGGGATGGTTTATACCAGCGTGTATTCTGCTACCAAGCGTTGTCTCGATAGAGTATGGTTTGGCCAATTTCCTTATAGCGTAAGTCGAGGCCTCGTAAACAACACCTGTCTCGGTTGAGGCACTCAACGCTGTAGCGTTATTGTGGTTAAGGATAACTTTTCTTATTGATTCGCGATCTGCTATATCCGTTCTTATTTCCCGATCTTTGTTCCAAAGACAATTATCATTTTCAGAATCAGGCAACGGAGCATGACCGAATTTCCAATTATAATTTAACTCAGAATAGCTTTTAATACTGGTCTCTGTCGCTGAGTATACATCCAGAAGGGGGAACTTATTTTGATACTTGTTACGTTCCAACATGTGACTTTCAATAATATTAGAAATACCTTTTGAGTGTCTGGTGCTGATTGGAAACAACTGGTTTACCATCTCAGACACAGTTACATCAATCCATTTAAAATACTCAGTAAATCGATCGAAATTTGGGTCTCCCTCATTTTTTTCGAAAAACAATCTTCTCAAGATGTTTAAATTTTTGTATTCTACCCTATATCTATCTATTGCCTTACCAACAAGATTATTCATTTCCTTAACAGAGGAGAACATCTTTAACATTTCTTCTGAAACCACTTGGCCCATACTCTTCTCAAGGGCGTACAGGTTGTCACTAACATCATCGTCTTTGATGATTAATTCTTCTTTATCCCCTTTGACAAAAACGTTGTTTGCTGTAAACGCAATCTCAGGCAACTCTTTCTTAAAAGAGAATATAGGTTCGTTATCAACCATCGTAGAAACAGAAGCTGGGAATCCGTGCCCTAAGACCCTGTGTTCCCTCCTATTGATATTGTCAATCCAGCCGTATATCACATCTGATGATCCGCTTGATAAATCCTCAACTATGAACTGGCCGCTTGCATTAGAGCCGGTCACAGTTGAAAAATCATGATTAGCAGCTATCAAATCCGCACTTGGGACTTGTTTGTCCAAATTTAATGAAAATAAAGTAGGACTCTGATAACTCTTCCTAAGACCATAGTTTGAGGGGTCTAAATTATGTTGCTTAATGATAGAATCTTCTAAATAATCCATATAAAATCTAAACGCACCGATCTTCATATCAGTCTGTTGTAGTACGGAGCCCGTGAAGTTCTCGACATGAGAACCGAAGTAAAAACGCTTGCTATCAGATAGAAACGCTGATCCGCTATCATAAGACACACTCGACGTTACAGTGAATTCGCTTCGAACATCATCATAGTCGTGTGTAACACCATAAAGTTCTACGTTGTATGTGGGGTTAGATGAGGAGATGATATTACCAATTAATGGATACTTGTCAGGTTTTACTCGGACTGCTATATTCCACCTTTGGTTATTGTAGATTTGATTATAAACACTAGAAGTCAGATAAAGTGATCCATCTCTGTTTGTTAATACAAACTGGGCGTTTTCTGATTCTATTCCATCACGAAGTAGATAAATTTGAAAATTACCTATGTCTTCGGTTAGCGGTCTCCAAGTATAAGCAGTACCAGCACCACCGTCAGCAGGCCTATGCATACCAAAGATAGAACTCGATAGAAACGAAGTGTCAAAATGCCCCTTTTCGTGCATCTTTAGCTTATATGGCACTACTATGTCGATCTCTGCCGTAAAGGCCGAAAATTGCTCGCTTTTGGACGCCTCTGAGCCTGATATGTAAGATAGTGAATTACTGTCTGAGGCTGTGAGGAACATTGTTGCATTCATCAAAGAGCCGCTATTAAAGTTTATATACTTTGTAGTCTGTGAAGTTTGCTTGTACTTGTCATTGAAATAGTGAGTTCCGCCATCAGTATAAACGTTAAGCTTAACGATTTCGTCGTCAATACCAAAACATCTAAGCATATTTCTAATTGATCTCTCTGTTCCTTTAGATTTATAAATAAAATCCAAGTTATTGTAAATGTTAGTATAGATCAGATTCTTTATCTCACTCAGTTTTTCTTCAAATAACACTTGGTTATCGTCTCTACCCCCGAACATCTCAATAAGATTAGAATTAACAAAAAGATTTGGTGTTACCAGACCCTTGCTCTCTAACATATCTTTTGCAAAAGGAAGTGCCTTATAGCTTGAACTGGGAAACACTCTGTTCTGTAAAGATGGCAGGGCTGTTATTTGAGAATGCAAAGTGTCGAAATGGCTTGCTATTATTTGATAAAGATATTTGACATTGCTGTTCGTCTCTTCGTCTTCGTCTCTTATCCACTGTGGTATTGTGTTATATAATAAAGAAGGGTTGATAACATCCCAATCACTACCGGAGGTTTGCAATTCGGACAACAAGTTAACAACGTCTGGGTGGGTACTATAAACTATTGGGTCTTCTTTTTCAGTTGTGACTAAGCTAGAAGATACAAACGCTGAGCCTGTATTTCTCGATCCGGCAGCGTAACCAGTCCAAGACCCGTTGATGATTCGGCCAGAGTAATCCAGCACAACAGAGTCTTTACCAGAATATCCAGTTATGCCCTCGTTAAATTTATAATAAAAACCAAGATCAATATTAGCGTCATCAGTATTGGTTCCACCGTTTGCAGGTACATACCAATTATCGTAAACCTCTTCTGAAGTTCTTTTTGTTTTCCAAAAACGGAAGTCATCTAAACTAGCGCTTAGTTTACCAGCATATTGGTTAGATGGAGATAGGTGGGAAGTTGTACCAATCAAAGACCCAATGTACCCGTTTATTCTTCCGCCTATTGAGCCCATGGCGCCGCCAACGTTGTGAGTCGTTTTTTGGTTTAGATCGCCATTAGTGTAGAACCTCGTTATTAGGCCTGAAGATTCAGAGACAACCGATAGGGCATAGTGACCCCATGTCGCTAATGACGAAGTATGAAATGTGCTGCTACACACTGTTTGTTCGAATATCCCCTTTCCGGACGCTAGCGAGCCGCTACGGAATGTCAGTTGG